GTGGGTGTACAAGCAAGCGAAGAAATTATTTCTGCTGTTGATACAGAAAGCGTTAGTGAAAATACAGAACCTGGCCCCGCTGATGTTGTTGGTGATGCTCTGTCTACAGAAGAGGTTCACGTAGGACCTCCGGCTTCTCGACCCACTTGAGTCGAGCCCGGAGTTTGGTTGCATAAGGGTCCATACGCACATCCACCAAATCTTCAGGAAAATTCAGTGAACGCCTAGCTGACCTTTCAGCAAATGCGAGATACGCAAATAAACGCGGCTCGCCAAGGTAGCTATCCTCATGAAACTGAAGACGCTTGCGCTCGGTATTTACCGTGATTGCGTGTACCTCAACCCTTTGGTAATCAGGATTGTACCGCTGCTCCAAGTGATAGTTGGTAGGCTGTGGCGTTGCCACACCCGCCGTTCCATCATCGAAGAGTATCGGCAGTCCGGTCTCCCGAAGGCGACCGAGAACCAGTGTTCTCGCAGTTGGCAATGATCTAAGATCATTACACAGCTGAATAAGTTGCGCAATGGAGCTAGAGATCTCTTCGCTTTCGTTGATTGTACTTAACTGTACACCACTTAAGCTGGAGAATCCCACGAACTTCCGCGAGATGCGTATAGGGGTAATATCGAAACCATTAAGGTATTCACCCCCACACGACTCCCTGAAGAAGTCCGACGAATCGCCTGTGTTATAGAAGGACTTATCGAGATTCGGAGTAAATCCAAACCTCTTTAACCTCCTGATAAGTTCCGGTACAAGCCGGACATCGCAAACGATATCGTCACCGTAAACCCAGTAATGCGGGTTTGCGCCCGGAGTGTGTCGTAGACATACTTCGACAATCGCAGCAAAGACAATAGACTCTATCGGAAAGCACAATGCACTTCCCATAGGTGCAAACTTGTCAAGCCGGTATATGCTTGTAGTGTTAAACCGTGGATCACGGTATCGCACATACGGCGTACGAAGGTACGTTACGTATTGACGCAAGCAGCTATTGTCGAACCATGCTCGTACCAGAGCATTGGACACGGAATCACTTGCAGCGGACATATCAATGGTGGCATAACTACCATCAATCGATCCGACTTGTGCAAGCATGCGATTGCGGTCTTCTGTATCGACGCAGTAATGTCGTCGTAGACCGCACTCGACGTTATCAAAATCTTTAAGATAATGATATATCGAGAACATCGCACCCTGCTGGTAAAACATCATACCAGTGGGCTCCATGTTCACTGCGCGGTAGGTGCTCCAGTTTTTCGGGACAAAGAGCATTTCTGCTTCTATCCCAACCATCGTATTAATATACCATGGTCTTTGCATACTGAAAGCACCAAAATCGATACCGAGTGCGAGATGCATCGTGTCAATGGACTCATTCGTTCCATTGATAAACGCTTTTGCACCTGATACCGATATCCGCTCGGCTGTGCAGCCGCTGCCATGTGTTGGTATATACCAATCCCACAAAAGAGCACCGTTTTCTATCGGAAACCATTCCGAAATAACGGCCGCTTCCTCAGAATTATAATCCCGAGGTACAGCACAACTGCATTCCGACTGGAACCACTTCTCAAAAGCAGCCTCTTCTAGCTTTGAATGTTTAAAGTTCAATCTAGACAGAAAGACTGCACACTGATAGGCGGTTTGGAAATCAGACACGTCTGTCCAATTCTCTACGTGCTTGCGGATCAGACTCAGGAACAAGAGTTCCGGCTCAGATAAGCAGGCCCCTTGAGCGACATCGGCTTTAAACCGATCCCACTGGCGGAGCTCCTTCTTCTCCACGGAGGAGAGAAGCGTCGTCGTCACCGCTTTAAGGAAACTTAAGAAATCCCATACGTCGATTGTCGTCATCAGCTTACCTAGCTGATAGATGCGACCTCGATTGGGACCTATCCATTTCCCGACACACAGTAGATCGTACAACATGCATAACCATATGCACGCCGCATCGTTGAACCTTTGGCTATTATCGGTATTACGAATAATACCGTAGTCATCGGGCTCGTCAAGCGGCTGGTTAGCATATCTGTGCGAACCCCACGGTAAACCTGCGAGGTTTCTGGCAACGTCATACTGTTGCCTTCTTTGTGACATAGCTCATCAACCTTCTTTCGGGTTGAGTGAGCCTCGAAGCAGCTTTGCAAGTCGCCAAGCTCCTTCCCCGTCGCGAAGAGATGCGGCAAGTCTTTCGATAAGATCTGCTACATTCTCCGTGGTGATCAGCGTGTTTGAAGGAATCTTCACACGCAAAGTCGCCTGAACCGGTAATGCATATTCCGGTTTTTCAGGGTCATTATTGTCCACCGCACTCCAGGTCTCAGTAACCTTTACGAAAAAGGCTACACCTCTTTTGGAGGGAGTCCAGAGCGCACGGTCTATGCCAGTATTGGTGTAGACATCGGCAATATTCTGAAACTGGTATTCAACCATTTCAGGACGCCCGAGCGGAGAAGTCATGTTTGTTAATACACAACTGTCCGCATTACTTTTGGTTACTGCAAAGTCTGTGGTAACCATTTTCTCAAAGGTGAGCGAATCTGTTGATTCAGTCCCCTCATGAGTTGTACGGTTGTAGCTTATTGAATAGCTCATACCTGTACTCCTTTCTCCTGGTATAAAGCCAGGGACCTACCCGTGATAGGTAGGGATGATACTTTAGCGGATTTCACAATCGGCTAAGGATGAGTGCGGTCGCTTCGATCCAATGACCGGAGAGACCTTTCGGACGATCGACACGAACTGGAGGGATAATAAGTTGAGACGAGCAGATACGTTCATAGTATCTGTAACTCATGGTTCCTTTTAACAGGTAACCACGATACTCAATCTCTTCAGGTGCGGCCCAGGTAATTTTCCTGGAGTAGAACGCTTTATGGACGGATAAGGAGTGCTCATAATTGTGCAGTTCGATATCTTCCATGGCGTCGCCGAGAGGCACAAACCAATCACCGACAAATGACAATGGGACCATATCCCATAGATTTGCCATTGACGGTACTAAGTCTAGCTCGTAGAGAGCTCGCTTAGAATGTTCAACCTTATCAAGAAAATAAAGTTGATCATTGGAGAAATAGTCGACTACACCGGTCATGCGGGTTGTTACCGCAACCGGTAAGCCACTACCTCCGGGGAGTTCGACCTGAATGGTCTTTACAGCTCCCATGGTTTGTGTTTGTTCACCTAACTGATAGGTATTTACAGCATCAGCAATATCAAGCGTATCTTGTACGGTAAGCTTCATTCCGTAATGGACTGTTAGGTAAGCTGTAGCAGCTTTTCCTAATAGACCCAGCGGCTTGTAAACTTTGCCGGCAAGACCAACGACTTGTTTCGCCAGTGCACCTATCGACGCGAAGTCCTTAAGGTAAGCTATACTGTTGATGTTTACCAGTCTTATCGACTCGGCAGCATCGTCAGTGGCGTCCCCATAGGCATATTCGCGGTCCGCGCGCCAACCGATATGGTCGATTAGCTCGCGGTTGCGCTCCCCGAATTCCCAATGATAAGATGGGAAGTACAGGCAAGCAGGAGGGGCAGCAGAGTAGCTACCAGTCTCCCACCAAGAGTCGCTAGAACGCGTCAACTCAACCTCTATAGTAAAGGTTGATGTTTTCGGCGACCAGCTAGGGTGTTTCTCCCACGATAAAGTCTCTGTACCCTTTATGATAAGGGTTGAGTTCTGTATCGAAGAAGAGCCCTCTTTTAGCTCTGTGGTGATAGACGTAAGAGTGTAAATCTCTCTTCCATCCCAATAGTCATTGCGGGTCCAGATTATGTCCGGTATGTCACCGGATTGGTCCGGAGTGACCGCAGTGAGAGCGCGGATAACAGTATGCTTAGAACCATCACTTTGTGTAATGGTACAAGTCCTGTGCGGCACTAGATTTCTCTCAGTGTCGTAGGGCGCGCTTAGCGCATACCATTGCGAGGATTGACCTTCAAGATGACCGTCAACGTCCCAGTGCTTGCAGTTATTGCAACCTGAGATCGCAGATGGCTCCGTCTGAATCGATCCTACATCAACGCTATACGTTTTTGTAGCGGCTCCAAATCCCACCACAATGTTGTGGACGGTATTGGAGAAAGATGTGGTTCTCCCGTT